AGACCGAGCTGCACCTTGGTGCCCGTCGAGAGGTTGACGAAGTTCGCCATGCCGCGCGTCGTGACATCAATGAGCAGTAGCGCTTCGGTGGTGGTGCTGATGTTCTGCACGCCGCCGGCGGCAGCGTTGCCAGTGAGCGTGATGTTGGCCGTAGGCGGACTGAACTGGTAGCGGAGCGAGCCTTTGGAGACGCTCATGTTGACCGATAGGGTGATCTCGTTTGCCATAGTTGTCCTTACGGGATCTGCGCGAAGTAGGAGGTCAGGTTGCGGAACTCGGTGACAATCGGGAATGGCTGCACCCAAGAAACGATCTTGGCGTGCCCTGTGCCGCCGTCGCCCTGCCCTTGCAGGTCAAGCACGACCGACCCGTTCGGGTGTCGCTTGGGCACCTGCTTGAGGTGGTAGAAGAAATCGACGTCGAAGTTGTACGTCACCTGCCACTTGCCGGGACTCGTGATCGCGCCCTCTGCGCCCACAAATACCGCTGTCCCGATATCGCAGTTCAGGAAGCTCGTCTCGTTGCGCGTGCCGAGATAGCCTCGGTAGATGTCCGGTCTAGGACGGCTTGCGCTTGTCACCTCGAGCTGGATGCGCTGCTTGTGGCTTACGACACTTGTGGGATTCCCGGCGACGTCAATGCGGATTCCGCCTATGTCGCTGTCTGGCGTGCCGATCGCATAACGCGGACGGGCTTGCTCGTCGAGCTTTGGACCGCCGGCTTGCGCGTTGGCGTCGTCGCTTGAGTTCCACTGCCTCCACGCATCCTCGAACTGCGCCTCCATGCTCGTGCGCATGGATATGTATCCCTCGTCGTTCGGCGCGAGGTTCGGGGTGATCGGGTCGACGCCCTGCTCGCGGTACGTGATCCGAACGATCCACGCCTCGGGGATGTTGGAGTCGCGCTGGATCTCGTAGTCAAACACGCGAAGATCGACCGCTGGCAGGAAGAACCCGCCGGATGGCCACTGCGACAGCTTCGCCGGAAGGACGCCGCTGTTGATGAGCCCGAGGACGGCGGCCTCGCTGTCGTACGGATGTACGTGGTACTCGCGGACGCCGACCGGCTGACCGCTTCCGTAGGTGATCCGCCGCGATGTTGTGAGCTCGATGATCGCCATGTCAGTTGCTCGCCGTCAGCTTGCGCAGTTCCTCGGTCGCATCGCGGATCTGCATCATCAGGTCAACTTGCTTCTCGACGTTGCGCGCGATCTCGGCTTGAGCGTCCGCGCCCATCTGCGCGAACTTGAACGTCCCGAGCGCAGTCTGCGCCTGCCCCATCGCGCCGCCCATCTGCCGGGACAGCTGCTCGGACAGCATCTCGCTGCGCGTCGGCACTGGCTGCGCCTGTTGCAGAGCTCCTTGGAGCCGGATGATTCGATTCTCCAAATCCCGTTGGCGCTGCTGTCCCTCCGCCGGCACGAATCCGCCTCCGCGCCCGAGCTGAAAGTTGCCTCCGCCAAGCTGCTCGGGCACAGGTATCTGCGCCTTCTGCAAGAAGTTGAAGATCGCCTCTCCTGCACTCACCCCGAATATGTTTGACGTGCCGGCTCTCTGCTGCGCCGCAAACAGCGGACCAAGGATCGGCAGGCTCTTCCCGATCTCGAAGTTCAGCTGCTCGAGGACTTGGTAGAGATTTTGATTCTTCTGGATGCCATCGGCAATGCCGCGCGCAAGCTGGTCGCCTATCTGCAGCGCGAACGCCGGCCCGGCAAATCGCATAAACACGCTTTCGATGCCAGCGCCCCACTTCTGCGCAAACCTGTCAGTCTGCTGCGTCATGCGCATGGTGCTCTGCGCGACCTGCGCTTCCGCCTGACGAAGCCCGGTGCCGAGCTGCGCGGTATTGACGAGCGTATCGATGATGAGCGACGGGTTGCCGCCGGCCATGCTCATTCGTGGAGTCTCCGCATTTCTGCCTCTACTCTAGCGCGGTGGTCGACCTCATCCTCCTTGGTGCCGTTCTCGCGCTTGAGGATGTGGGCGAGCGCCTCGCCCCACGCCTCAAGGTCTGGCACCGCAAGGTCGAGCGGGTTGCCGAGCCCCGGCAGGTAGCGCGCTATCGCCGCAAGATTCCGCCGCCAATCCTCGTCGGACGGCGGCCCTAGCCGTTTCCCTCGTCGCCCTGCGCCTTGATCTCCCATCCGCATGCGCGCATGGCAAGAATCGCCACGGCGTCCGGGTCAAGTCCCTCGAGGCTCGCATACAGCGCGTCCTTCTCGACGCCGGCGTTCTGCGCCGCGCGCTCGAGGATCATCGTCCCGCCGTCGTAGGTCTTGCACATCTCCAGAAGCAGCGAGTACGCGCTGCGCTTGGAGGCGTAGTCCTGAACCGCCTGCGCGATCTCAAGCGCCGAAGCTCCTGCACGCCGTAGCGCCTGCTCGTGCTCCTGCTGTCGGGCGGCGAGCCACCTGTACGTGAGGTCGTTCCAGTCGCGCAGCGTAAGTAATCGAAGCGTCAGCGATCCGATGGTCAGCGGTGCTCTCATAGTGTGCGCGATCGTAACCAGTCGTTATCAATGCGGACGCAGCGCTCGACCTCGTTGCGTCGCTCGGCCTTGATCCACTCAAGCCCATGAGCGGTCAGTCGAAGCGCGTTTGCGACCGCAGATATGGCCTCATCGCGCGTGACGTGCGGGGACACGTAGAGCCGGAACGGCTGCCCGTAGTTCGATCCCGTGACAACCCAGTCAGTCTCGGTCGTGACCGCATCAAGCGTCGGAAAGCCCGGTATGGGCGTGCCGATCACGCTCGCCTCTCTCCTCATCGGCTATCAGCTCCAGACGATCGTGAATGGGGATCCGGTCGTGGCGGTCGCGGCGAGGTTGAAGTTGAAGGTGATCGAGCTGTCGCCGGTCTTTGTCACGTTGGCGGAGATGTTGTCGACCACCACGTTCGCGACGATCGTGTTCGTGCCGCTTGAGTTGTTGCGTGCGGTGAGCGTGAGTGTCGTTCCCGTGCTGTGCGTCATGGCGACCGGGAAGTTGCTCGAGGCAAATCCGGATGTGCTGTCAAGCACGCCACCCGCGCTGCCAGTCATGTCCCACACGCCGAGCAGGCGATTGCGTCCTACGTTGTCGAACCCAGTCACGTCGCTCATGGCGCGCGAGATCGTGGCGCTCCATGTGTTCAGGGTGCCGACGATGCCGGCGGATGCGACGTTTCCAGTATTCCCGTTCAGTGCTGGCATTATGCGATCCTCGTGGTAAAGAGCGAGTAGGTCGTGCTCATGACGATGAACTCGTCGGTCGCTGATGGTACGCCGCGAGAGATGCACTGCATTGCCGTCGTGCCGTAGGTGCCGCCGCTCACCGATAGGTTCTGCTGGTCGAGCAGGGTGTAGAGCGCCTCCTCGATGTCCATCGCCACGGCGGCGCCCGCCTTCGCCTCGCAGTAGATGTCGAAGGTCACCGACCCGCGCAGGATGCGCGAGGCGTCGAACTGGTCCTCGTTCTCGATGCCCTCGAGCGTCCAGACGGCGAGCGGGAACGCGGTGTTCTGCGGAGCCTCGACGTGGTAGTAGCGGCCGCTCACGAGCGCGTGGAATGATCCGGCGCCGGTTGAGGAGCCGAGACGGGTATGGATGGCGGCGGCTACGGCTTTCATGCGGTGCGGGCTCCGAACCCTGACAAGCGTAGACGGTTGCGCATCATGCGCTGCGCGAGCGGCTTCATCTTCGCGATGCTCGGGCGGACGTACGGGCGCGGCAGGATCCTGCGGTAGCCGTACTCGAGCGCGCGCGCGTAGACCGCCATGATGCCGATGCTCCAGCCCTTCATAGTGCCGCGCGTCACGCGAGTCGGCTTGGCGAGCTGGATCGTCCGGCGAAGGTTGGTCGTGTCTGGCGCGGGCGGGTCTCCCGGAGCCGATGCCCGGTGCACGCCGGCGGCGCGGAGGTTCCTGTGCCGGGCTCCGCGCGCCTTGGTCATGACCGTACGGATATTCGTCGCCGTGCCCGCTACGCCGATCCTGCGGGCTGCAAACGGGGTCGCAGCGCCTACGCGCGCAAGGCTCGATTCTCCCGATGGCGAGATGGCGTACAGGCGACCGCGACCGGGCTTGCTCACCATCTTCTGCAGCTCGGTCTGCAGCGCGACCATGACCTCGAGGGCGCCGACGTTGAGCGCCGCGTCGAGGCGCTGCCTAATCGCGGTAGCGTTGAATGTGTGGCGGGCGCCCATTAGAGCGGCAGCGTCCTTGTGAGCGCGAGCCGCATATGAGCCACGCCGTCGCCCGTAGAGCGCTCGTCAGGCGTCCGGACCTCTTGGA